ACAAGTAAAATCAAGATAGAAATAAGGAAGAAACAACTTGCTAAAAGAATACGGACTTGATGTCCAAAGACTATTTTTAGAGATGATGTTGGAAGATGCGAGCAGCTATGTGCGCATTCAAAATATTTACAACCCAGAGAACTTTGACAAGAGCTTGCGCAAAGCCGCAGAGTTCATCAAAGAACACAGTGACAAGCACAAGACCATGCCCGACAGGTTGCAGATTTCAGCAACCACAGGCATTAAACTTGCTCCAGTCCCGGACTTGAACGAAGGCCATTATGACTGGTTCATGGGTGAGTTTGAATCGTTTACCAAGCGACAGGAACTTGAACGTGCTATTTTAAAGGCAGCAGACTTGTTGGAAAAGGGTGACTTTGATCCTGTTGAGAAACTGATCAAAGATGCTGTACAGATTAGCTTGACCAAGGACATGGGCACAGACTACTTTGCTGATCCAGCAGGACGCATTAACAAATACTTTAACTCTGGCGGACAAGTATCAACAGGCTGGCCACAGATGGACAGGCTATTGTATGGTGGGTTCTCAAGAGGTGAACTAAACATCTTTGCAGGTGGATCAGGTTCGGGCAAGAGCTTGGTCATGATGAACATCGCACTCAATTGGTTACAACAGGGATTGAGCGGAGTTTATATCACACTAGAACTGTCAGAAGAGCTCACAAGTTTGCGCACAGATGCTATGCTGACACAAACAAGCACCAAGGACATTCGCAAGGACATTGACACAACCACAATGAAGGTTGTACTAGTGGGCAAGAAGTCTGGACAATATCGTGTGAAAGCATTGCCGGCACAAAGCAACATTAACGACATCCGCAGTTACATTAAAGAAGTACAGATACAAACAGGAATCAAAGTAGATTTTTTAATGATTGACTATCTGGATCTGTTGATGCCAGTAAGTGCAAAAGTCAGTCCCAATGACTTGTTTGTAAAAGACAAGTATGTGAGTGAGGAATTACGTAACTTGGCCAAGGAACTGGGAGTGTTAATGGTTACTGCATCTCAGTTGAATCGGAGTGCAGTGGAAGAAGTTGAATTTGATCACTCGCACATTTCGGGCGGTATCTCTAAGATTAATACTGCTGATAACGTGTTTGGTATTTTTACAAGTCGTTCAATGAAAGAGCGTGGCAAGTATCAGATTCAGTGTATGAAGAGTCGTAGTTCAACAGGTGTGGGACAAAAGATTGACTTGGAATACAATATTGAAACCATGCGTATTACAGATGAGGGCGGGGATGAAGGAACAGGCTACAACAAGCCACAAAGTAGTATCATGGACACAATTAAAGCACGTAGCCAAATAACAACTGTTGATACCGAGAGTACTAAATCTACCAAATGGGAAAAACCAACTGGCAAACATGCCTGGGAATATCAAACAGGTGGTACGGAGTCAAAGTCAGAAGACACAGAAAAAGTCACAGCAGATGTGCAGAGTGCAAAACTCAAGCAAATGTTAGCCGGAATTAAAAAAGGTTAAGCAAATGTGCAACCGTTATTGCCTATGCAATACCATTTGCTGTTGATGTATTGAAGTGTACACCCATCTCCAATTGCATCAAAAGTAATAGTACCTGTGCCGCTTGCTTTCCATCCTGCATTGGTCACTGTAATAACCATGTCGCCTGAGTCAGCGGCCATCATAAAGGTTTTGATTTGACCATTAGTGCCAGCAGCCAGTGTGGCAGTCTCTGCTGCCGCGGTAGAAAAATAACTGGCAGTGGTTGCCAAACTAGCGGCTGCTGACGCAGCCAAATCTTCTGAGCTGGCCAAAAACAGTGGATTTGTGTATAAACTTAAAGGACGATTTAAATCGAACATAGTAACAGTTGTGCCACCGCTATTGGTTTGGAATGCAAACTCGTATGTACCAGTGGCAGCAAATGTAATAGTGTTGCCCGACATACCTTGTACCCCAGTGACGCCGTACAATTGAGTCATGCCCGAGAATGTCACAGTTGTTCCTGGATTTACAATATATAATCCTAGTTTAATATATCCAAACGCCGGAGCAGTTGGAAAATTACTAAAGCTGATATTGATGTTACTATTTGCCTGAATAGTCTGATAATGTCCTGCACTATAATCCACCACAATAGATCCTGCTGTGGCAGTGATAGCAACTGAGGTGGCCGAAAAGTCTTGAATTTTGGCTGCATAAATCAGCGCATCATTCATGTTGTTGTCCAGGGTGGTACCAGTCAGTGCGGCCTTTAACACAGCTTTGCTCTGAAGGTCGTTTATTTCGTTTTCAGCGGCTTGAAAATTTGTTTGAATTGCTGTAAAATTGTCACGAAAGCCTTGCGTGTTGTTGGGCTGTCCGGCCACTGGATACGAAGCATCTATATTTTCTGGGTTAATCTGACTGGTCATTTGTGTTCCTTTTGCTTTGCAAGCAGTAATAGATATTTATTAGAATTCTGCACCCACTAAATAATCCAAATGAATAATACTAACACTGTTTGCTTAGAGCCATTTAAAAACCTCAGCATTGAATTCCGCAACAATAAACCTGCTATCGCTCCGTGTTGTATATATCCAGTGATCCCGGTAGAAACTGTAGATTTTGTAAACAATGTCGAATTAGGTAAAATCCGACAGCAATGGATCAATGGAACTCCGCCTGTTGGGTGTAAATCATGCACCGAAATGGAAAGTCAAGGGTTCCTCAGTCGCAAACAAATTGCTGCCAATGATTGGGCGTTAAAAAATCCTCCGATCGTGCCCGGCTATGTTCCCACAATTGAACTAACAAGAATGGATTATTGGGTTGGCGACATATGTAATTTGGCCTGTGTCATGTGTGGCCCAAGCAACAGTAGTTTGTGGAAACAAGAACTTGGCTTTATCAAAGACGAGAAAAAATCTATAGTAAATCGCGCCTGGAAAAACTTAGATTTAAGTCAGATGGAACATATTCATTTTTGGGGTGGCGAACCATTGCTCAGTAAAGAACATGTGGAATTTTTACAAGCACTGCCAACTAAATCAAAGGTTATTTTATATTATACTACCAATGGCACAGTACAGCCCAGTCCAGAGCTACTGGAAGTATGGACAGAATGCAGTCGGGTCGATGTTTTTTGCAGTCTAGACGATATTGGCCCAAGATTCGAGTACACACGATATCCGGCAAACTGGAAACAAACTATAGAAAATTTTCAATGGATGATTGACAATTGCGGGGAAAATGTACACTACGGAATTAACAGTACTATAAATGTTTTAAGCCAATACTACGTTGACGAAATCACTGAATGGTTTGCAACAAATTTTAAACATGATAAATCAGGCCGACAAATAAAACACGATTTAAACTCAACATTTGGCCCAATGTCCGCAGCCAGTGCTCATGATATTGTTATTGAACATCTTGCTATAATAGATCAACGTCGCGGAACAGACTGGCGTGAAGTTTTTCCCAAGGCAGCAGAACAAATTGTTCCGTCAACAAGCACTAAATAATACAAAGGCTCTGGAGTAATGCAAAAAAAGACACGCAGTTTGTTAGAAGAATTGGACTCAATGTATGTTGAGCGTGATCGTCGCCTGATAATTGAAAGTCGTGCTGACAACATCATTGCTAGTGCCATTAGACTAGTAGAACAAATTGAAAAAGAGTTTGGTGCCGAGCAAGCAGAAAATCTCACAAGAAAATTGCTCAATGCCATTAGAACAAAGGATGCTGGAAAGTTTTCCAGATCCGTTAGGAAAACCAATGCAGATTCATGAAATAACACGTCGCCGCATAAACGAAGCTGGCATAATGGGACAAATTGGCAGCAACATTGCCACAGGCATGGCCAATAAATTGTTACCTGGATCAGTTCCTGCAGACCAATTTGCAACTGCACCTGTGTCTGCAAATCAACGTCAAGCCGCAGCCGGTCAAATGAATAGATCATTGTTGGCCCCACTGGCCAAACAAATGCAACAACGCTGGGCTCAAGTTGTGCAACAACTTGTGAGCACTTCAAAGTCAGTGGCAGACCCCAAGATACCCGCCACAGGCGCAGATCAGCTGGCACCCGCAGAACTAACACAGGAATTTGAAAAATTTCTAAACAGCTTGTTTGCTCCCAGCATTGACATTGCTGGCCTTGCGGCATTGAGTGACAACAATGATGCACGTATGTTATCACAACAGTTGCCTGCACAAATTCAATCCGCAATTGACGTGACCATGGATCCCAAAACCAATGCTGGCAAAGCCAACAAAACCTGGATGGATTTAGCAACGTCAGTGCAACGTGCAAAAAGCATAGGTCAATTCAGTGGCACTCGACGAACAGCTTCCAGCAGAGTAAATCCACAGGCCCAGAAAGTTGCTGATCAATTGGACCTAGACGACAATCAAATTGTACAAATGCAACAAATGGCAAGAGATCCAGCGTCGCTGGCAGCGTTACAACAATTACTTGGCATGAAGAAATAAATTATGTATCTCAAAGAAGGCGGAAATGTCTTTAAAGACAAACAAGGCAACCCATTAACACAGCGCATCAATCAGGCGGACGTGCCTGCCACTATCAAGTACATTGAAAATGTTCTAGGGATTGATTTTCCACCAGAACGCTGGTTGGGATCTACAGGCCGCAAGCCCACATCCGGAGACTTGGATCTTGGGGTGGACCTAAATGAAATTTCAAAAGATCAATTGGCCACGGCCCTACAACAAATTGTGACCAGCCAAGGACTTGATCCGCGTGAATGGGTGGTTAAAAAAGGTGAAGTGCATTTTAAAACTCCCATTGCCGGAGACCCTAACAAAGGTTATGTGCAAACAGACTTTATGTTCTTTCCCAATTTGGATTGGGGCACGTTCTATTATGGCGGTGCAGAAGGTTCGGCATTCAAGGGCATGAATCGTAACGTGCTGATGTCCAGCATGGCCAAGGCCTTGGGATTCAAAGTAGGTGCAAATGGCATGTTCAGTCGGTCAACTGAAGAACTAGTTCCAGGAGGAATGGATCCCAACCATGTGGCCCGTGTATTATTAGGTCCTGCATTCACAAAAGAAAATTTAAAGAATGTGGAAAGCATCTACGCCGCATTGAGTAATGATCCCAATAAAGATGCCAAGCTAAAAGACTTCCGTGAATATCTTCAACGTGAAGGATTAAAAGAACCTCAACTGTCAGTGTCTGAAGATGACGTGAGTTTCTTGGCCCGCTTGCGTGATCGTATTGTTAATCGTGGCTATGTTGCTCTAGTAGAAGCAGAAGAACCTGGAGTAGGTGGCAGAGCCAAGGGTATTGAGCACCTGGAAGATCTTGTGTTCCGTCGTGGCACACAAGGCATTCGAGACGCACTGGATATTGTGCAACACGCTACAGAAAATCCACGAACTACCACTGCCAAGTGGGACGGCAAACCTGCTGTGATCTGGGGTCGTAAACCCTCCACAGGCGAGTTTGTACTAACTGATGGATCCGGCTTTGAAGCCAAGGGCTACGATGGCCTTGCTACCAGTCCCCAAATGATGGCTGCCATTCAGCGCACACGGTCAGGCAGTCGCGACGAGTTGATCAACTTGTATGCACAGCTATTCCCTGTGCTGGAAGCCACGCTACCGCCCAACTTCCGCGGCTATGTCAAGGGCGACCTGCTGTACATGTCAACACCTCCAGAAATTGCCGGCAACTATGTGTTTAGACCCAACACTATTGAGTACAAAATTCCAGCCCGAAGTAACTTGGGACAACGCATTGGCAATAGCAAAATGGGCATTGCAGTACACAGCATGTACTCAGATGTAGGCGATGCACGTCAGCCCTTGAGTGGTGTAAAATTCAATGAAGTTCCTGGATTGATGTTGGAACGTCCAGCAACTCCTCGATCCCTGGCTGCTGAACCTGCCAAGGTCAAACAACTCAAGCAACTGATTCGCACAGATGGTGCAGACATTGCTACATTGTTTAATCCTGCAGAACTGCGAGCACACAAGATCACTGACCTTGCCAAACTGTGCGTGGACTATATCAACACCAAGGTTGGTGCTCCGTTAAACCCTGCTACATTGTTGCCCGAGTTTGGCGAATGGTTACAGACCAAGGTAACACCCAGCAAGTTCCGCAACATTGTGGAGTACTTAGAAAGCCCCAGTAGCAATACCCCTGCCTTGGCCGCTGCCTTTACTGCGTTTATACTGTTGCATGATCTAAAAATGGACATCTTAAAGCAAGCAGACCTAGAGCATCCGGGGCAAGAAGGCTGGGTCATGGCCACACCTGCAGGATATGCAAAAGCTGTGAATCGCTTTGATCCCAATGCGTTTGCCGCTCAAAATCGACAGAGAAATAACCCTCAAGTCCCGTGATTTTTCCAAATTGACTAAATAAAAGCAGACCCGTAATGGGTCACAAACTTAAAGGAAATTTATCATGGCATATTTAACACCCGTAAATGGCGATTCCCAACCGGTATTCGCAATCGACGTACAAAACGGCCCAGTCAGCCCATCAGCTGCCACAGCCGCTACACCAGTTAACCTAGCTGGTCCTAAGTTAGACTTCTTCCGTGCTGTTGCTAACACTACTGTTGTTTCACAACAAGGTGTTCAAGAGTACGTTGGAAACGTCATTCAAGCTATCCAACAAACTGCTAC